AAAAAATAGGTAGTGCCTATTTCATTTACAAGATATAACTTTCTCATTATAAATAGGCACCTCCTAACGCTTTATTAATTGAATCAACATCAAATTCTGATGATGAAGTATTTACTGTTACATTGTTTGTTGTTTGGTTGTTATTTGTAGTTGAATAATTAGATGTTTTATTTCCATTAAGATTAAAAGTATCACTAAACCAATCTCCAACTGAACTAAACCATCCTTTTACATTATCCCATGCTTTTTTAGCCCAACCTGATACTGCATCAGTTGCTTTCTCAATTGTTCCTTTTACACCATCAACTGCTCCTTTAAAGAAGTTTCCAATGTTCTCTCCAACCTCTCCAAGAAAGCCTGTAAAGCCTTTAAATTTATCTTTAAGCCAACCAAACATACCTCTAAATTTTTCAGTTATACTTCCAACTACACCAGATACCTTATCAACTATTCCACCAGCAAAATTAGAAACTCCATCACTTATTCCTTCAAAGATATTTGATAGATTATCTGCAAGCCACTTAATTGCATCAATTATCCAATTTAAAATATCTAAAATAGGTTTTAATAGTGTATTTAAAAGTTCTAATGCAGGAGATATAACTGTTTCAATGACATTTCCTATTGTCTCTAAAATTGGTTCAAAGGCTGATAAAACTGAACTAATTAGTTGAAGCTGCAATTCTAAAGGTGTAAGTAATACTTTAATTAAAGGTTCTAGTAATTTAATGATACTTGAAACAAGCTCAATAACAGTTTTCAAAACCTTAATAATTGGTTGTAACAAAGTAACGATAACTTTTAAGATTGATTTTAAAATTGAAGATAAAATCTTAACTACATAACCAACTAGAGAAACCCCTACTTCGATAATATCAACTAGGGCATTTAAAACATCCATGATAGGATCTAAAACAGCATTTATTAATTCTAAAACTACATCAACAAGATCAGCAATTAAGTCAATAACTACACCTAGAACCTCCATGATTGGTTCTAATATTGTCGTAATTAAATCTACTACTTTGCCAATTAATGAAGTTATAACTTCAAGAATTCTCTTAATTAAAGGCATTAATTTTTCAAGTAAACCAATAACCACATTAATAATTGATTCAAGTGGAGGTAATATTTTATCTATAACCTCAACCAACATATCAATTACTTTATTTATTAAATCCATTATCGTCTTAATAATTGGCATTAAAGAATTAACTATTTCTTGAATAAAGTCCATTATTTTATTAAGTAGTTTTGAAATAATATTTATTATCTTTCCAAGCAACTCTCTAAACTTCTCATTTTGAAGTAAGATAACTGCTAAAACTGCAATAAGACCTACAATACCAAGTATCGAAGCCTTAATTGCTCCACCAGCTAGTGTAATTGCTCCTTTTAAAGCAGTGAGTCCTACCTTAATTTTTGAAATCAAAGGTATCAGTTTACCAATGATTACTAAGACTGGCCCTGCTGCCGTTACAATTCCAAGTAGCGTCCCAATAAACACCTTCATACCTTTTGATAGATTATTCCACCAATCAAGTGTGCTTTTAAGGGCTGGTACGATCTTATTTGTGATCATTAAAACAAGACTATTCATTACCGGAAGTAGGGCTTGAGCAAGCTCATTTTTAAGACCTGTCAATGCTTGTTTTAATCTTGAAATGGCATCAGTAAATTCTCCTGCTTTTTTGGCATCTTCATTTGATACAATTCCTAGTTCTCTACATTCATTTCTTAAATCTTCTACTTGACTTGTTGAAGCAGATATTACTTGAGTAAGTTCAGCACCTAGCTTATCTCCAAATATTTCATTAGCGACTGCTGTTCTTGAGGCTTCATCTCCTACTGAAGATAGAGCATCTCTAATTTTCATGAAAGCCTCATCAGTATTAAGACCAGCTAAATCCTCACTAGTTAATCCAATAAGTTTTAGTTTCTCATTAACACTATCAGCACTTCCATTTGCTATATCTCCTAAAAGAGCATTAACCTTAACAAATGCTTTTTGTAATTGGTTTTGATCTACTGCTAAAATCTCTGCAGCATAGCTCCATTCCTGGAAAGCCTCAGCAGATAGATACACTTTAGAGGCTGTATCAGCTAAGTCATCTGATGCAACAAGTGATTTATAAGAAAGAGCGGATAAAGCAGTACCTGCAGCTACAATAGGAGCTGTTACATACTTTGTAAGTTTATTACCAACTCCTGCCAGCTTATCCCATTTAGCATTACCAAGTTCTAGTATCTTCGTACTAGTATTTTTAAGCTCGGTATTTAGCTTTGAAACATCAGCTTCAGCATACTCTACTGCTCTTTCAAGTTTCTTAAATTCGGATTCACTTATTGCACCAACTTTGACTGCTTCCTTAGCTTCTTCTAATTTTTGTTTTTGAAGTTCTAATTTCTTTTTAGTTGAATCTAAAACCTCATTTAATTTAGTTTGTTTATTCTTCCATAAATCAATATTTGAAGAGTCATATTTAAGTCTTTGATTAATAGCTTTTAAGTCAGCTTGTTGTTCTTTTAATTCTGCTCTTACTTTTCCTAAGGACTCGTTAAGTTCAGTAGCATCAAGTCCTAATTTAATGTTTAAACCTTTTATTGTTTCAGCCATTCGCTTAACCTCCTATAGTAAAAAATTGTCAATGTCAGATTGTGTCGCCTCTCTTGATGAGTTTTCACTTCTTCCCATTGACTCCATAAACAAATCAACAAGCTCAAAATAAGTATCAATCTCAATCAAAAAGGCATCCGTTAGTGAGATGCCCATTTGAGATAAATTAAATATGATATTACTAGTCGCTTGATGCTTCCGTTTTACTTTCTCTGGGACTTTTGCTTTGCTCTTTTGTCCCTGGAAAGAGTAAGCCAAATACACCAGTTAATTCATTCATAGCTTCAGTGCTTTGGAACACTCCAAACTCAAAAGTATCCATAAACTCTACAAATGTTTTCTCTTTTGCATAAGGCTTATGTAAGATATAAATAATTTGGAACGATGTATTAATAACTCCTGACAAGCTACCAATAGAATCGCTTTTAATATTTTGTATCTTATCTAAATCTTCAAACAAATCAGTACCAAAGGTAGACTTGTAATCGATTAAGGTTTTTAATGAGGCATGAACTGGTAATTCACGGCCTCCAATCTTAATAATACTATCCATTATTTAAGCACAGGCAAAACTGGTGCAACACTTAAGAATGTCGCATAATTTGCGTCTCCTTTCGAAGCTGTAATATGTGTTGTGTAATTATCTGCATCAATAGCAATAGGTCTAGCTGTAATTGTTAAAGAGATTGAGTTTGCTTCAACTGAATCAGCTTTACTCTTAGTTGCTTCATTAATTGGTGAGGCAGTACATAAATAAAACCATGTTCTTCTTGCCTTAGCATCACCTTGTAATTCAAAACCTAATGCAAAAGTAACTACTTCAGCATTTACAATTTCTACAAGATTTCCATTATCAAGTTTCTTATAACCTAAAATATCAGTTTTGAATTCATCAATTAATTCAGTGAGTTTTAAGGTTAGAGTTCTACCTGCATTTTGAATTAATGTAGCCACTACTTGATCATCGGCATAAACCTGTGTTGAGCTACCAATTAAATCACTTGAAAACTCTTGTGCTCCTGGAAGTGCAACTGGTGTAGCAAACAACCAAGTTCCATCAACAGGATTAAATGTAGCCTTAGAATAATGAACATTCTTAAGGCCAAAAGTTACAATATTATTTGCCATTTAAAAATCCTCCATTTCAATTTCATAAACTCGATTTATTGATTTATCGCTATTATGCGTTTCACTTAAAACCGAGAAACTTAATCCGTTTTTTAATAACGCCTTCTCTAAAGTTCCCTCAAGAGTAAGGTCTTTTTTCTTTGTGACAAGAGTAATCTGAACGCTTGAAACATAAAAAATAGGAACATCGTCATGATATCCCTTTGGCTTTTTAGTTATTTCTTGGTAAACGATATATGGCATTGGAGCATTTTCTTCATTGTCATAAACATTTACTGCATAGAATACTTTGTCTTTTAAAACTTTATCTAGAATGGAATAAATAGTTTCTAATGTCATAGGCTATCCTCCATTTATAATCTTTTTAATATCTTCAAGCATTTCAGGTGTAAATTCACTGTAAGCTGGCCTCATAAAAGGTTGTGCTGCAACGTGACGTCCACTTCTATGTTTGAATCCAAGTTCAATTAAATGAACCAATCTACTTTTAGTTTTCGATGAAATATAAATAACTTGATTAACTCCTGTTCCAACTTTGGTTTTAACAAATGAATCAGCTAAGTGATTAGTGCTATTTCCTTTTGGAGCATTTGTTTTAATATAAGCTAATATTTCATCAGCTGTATGATTAAGCCTTTCTACAATTTCTTCTTGAACCTCTTTAGTGTATTCATTTACAAGCTCTAAGATCTTTAAAACACTTTTATCTATTGATAGTGGCATCTTCAATTTCCTCCTTCTTGTAATCACTTAAAGATAAATATAATTCGGTAAATTGTCCATTTTGATAAGTTCTATCTACTTTATAGATTTCACCCTTCAATAAAACAAACTTTTCACCAGAATACAAAAAGCATTGTAGGCTTATTTTTATTTCACTTTTCACATTCAAGGCAACGCTTGTTTGATACTCAGTAGCAGTAATAGATTTCATACATCCTATTACTTCTTTTTTAAAATTTATAGTCGGACACCTTATTCCTAAAGCATCCGACTTGTTAACGATGGCAAGGAGATAGAGAGTTACATTGGCAGAATTAGGAAACATTAGGACTCCTCCGAATTAAGAGCAAGTTGGCGGACCAATAGCTCAAAATTAGAAGGTAATTCCTTAACACTTCCATCACTTTTGAAGCCAAAGAATGTCTTTACATATATCAAGATTAATCCTTTAACAAGAGGATTATCGCTACGTACTGTGGATTTATCAACGCCTATCGAAATAAGCAATTGACAACACGATTCAATATGTAGTTTTATCTCGCTATCTGCATATGTCTCCATTGCTGGAATCATTAAAGCCTTCTTGATTTCAATTAAGAAATCGTCATCATTTCTTATGTTCATACACAACGTCCTTTCTTTACATACATTCCGCATCCCTGTTCATTATTCCGTTTTACTTATACTCTTTTCTGTTCATTGTTCCATTTTACTTTTACTCATTTCTTTTCTTTGTACCATTTTACTTGTACTTTCTTTCAGTATTCCTTTTTACTCGTACTCACTTTCAGTATTCCTTCTTACTTTTACTTGCTTTGATTGTTCCTTCGTACTCCTTTCGGGGAAGCCTTGCGGTCAACCCCTAGTCGTTTCCTTGTACCTTTTCTCCACTTTCATTTCATTGTACTTTTTTACTCGCTTTTCTTTCATTGTACTCTTTTACTCAATTTCCTTTCATTGTTCCATCATACTCATACTCTTTTCATTTCATTGTACCTTTTTACTTATACTCATTTCTGTTCATTGTGCTTTCTTACTTAGTTAAGCTTCAGAAAACTCCATCAACCTTTAAACGACCATCTGTTTAACCTACTTTGATGATGTAGATTTAACTTCAGCAGCTTTCTTTTTAATTCTTAAGAAGCCATTGAAACCTACAACATTACCACCAGTGAATACAGATGATTTATAGCAAATGATGCCATCTTTAAATTTGTAATCACTTGATTTAGCAATCTCAACTGCTGAGAATACTGGTACTTCATAATTAGTTAATGCTCCATAAGCTAAGCAATAATCTCCTGCTGAAGTATTTGGATCACTAATTGCCTTACAGTTTGAATTAATGATATAAGGAATACCATCAATAGTTCCTGCCTTGTAATCAATTGTGTGTACCTTTCTTCCTTCAGGAGTTCTTAATTTAGCAAATGCTCTTAAATCATTTTTGTTTAAAATTAAGACTGCTCCACCTTCAACTTCTTCATCACCACCATAAGCAAATACAATGTCATCAAGAGTCGAATCTGTGATTTCAGTAATTTCAAGTGGTTTTGAATCAGCCAAAGCGACTGCCTTATCAGAGAAAATACCTGTAAAAGTATTTGATGTTCCAAGGCCATGTAAGATTTGTTGAGAGATCTTCTTTCTTAAAGAAACATTGATATTCTTTAAAACTTCTGCTTGGTATGGAATTGCAGGTAATTTTTCAAGTTCTTCAGTGATTTCAGTATAAGCTGTAACCTTAACCTTAGTGATAGTGCAATAACCAAATTTAGGTTCAGTTTCATTGTAGGCTTCACCTTCACCAGTAAGGCCTGCTTCACCATGAGATTTTACAAAGCTCTTTGTATAAGTTTCACCACCGACTAAATTAACAACATGTACTTTATCTACTAAAGTTGAAACTTCAGCATAAGGAACTGGTGCTAAGTTATTATCGACATGGTTAGGAAGTAAAATCTCATCACTAGATACAGTGATAGTTCTCTTTTCCTTTAAATCAACACCACGCTTTTCTAGCATTTCTTTATTCATTGAATTTTCCTCCATTTTAAAAGGCTTCATTTCAGTTTTGTTCATAATGTTCATCTTTGATTCAAGCTGTTTTCTTTCTTCTTGAAGTGAGTCACATTCCTTACTCATTGAAGCCAATTTTTCAACATCAGTTTCTTTTTCTGATGCACTTCTAATTTCATTTAATCTTGAGTTAATTTCACTCATTCTTGCCATTAAATTCATCTTTTTAATCCTCCTAATAATTTGTTTTAATATGAATTTTTAATTTTAAGATTTCTGCTTCCTTCTTTGCCTTTTCCATATCCATGGCCTTAAGCTCAGTATCCACCAAAGCTAAGGAGCGACCGACAACTATTGAAGTTTGATCATAAGCAGGTAAATCGACAACACTCACATCATAAAGTCTATCAATACCTGTGATAGTCCTTTTTGGAATGCTGCCACTTCGATCAATCTTCTGAGAGCTAACGGTAAATGCGAAGCTCATTTTATCTAAAAGTCCTGCTCGAACCATCTTATAGATATCCTTGTTAGATTCTGTATCAATGAGTTCTGCTCGAACCTTTAAACCAATTTCATCAACCATAAGCTGTAAAGAATTATTACGTGTTCTTGCAATAATCAAAAACGAATCATTATGGTTATATTTCATAGGGACATCTTTTAAATTGGCATTTGCTAATGCGTTTCTATCGATTGACTCAATAAATCCGTTTTCTTCATCACCAATAAGTGTCTCCTGATTAAACACCATTGCATATCCTTCAAGGACCATTTTGTTATCTTCTGATTCCTTGAACTCGACATCCGCTAGTCTGTTTTCAATTTTCGTTTTGTCCATTTTCATTTCCTCCTTCATTCTCGCCTACTTGGTAAACATTAGCTTTTGAAGCATCGACATAATTTAAAGATTGAAGTCTCTTATCCCCACCTTCAATTGGCTCAAGTCCAAGTAAAGCTCTCGATTCATTTAGACTCATAATTCCTAATCCCATTAATTTTTCAATTGCTCCTACTTTGGTATTCCAAGAAGCGTACTGTAATCTTTCAGAGAAAAAGATAATTTCTTCCCCTCTTTCAAGCTGGTTATTGGTAAGTAAACCCAAAGAAAAAGCCTCGCTAAGTTGAATAGCTAAAGGCTCAATTGTTGACTCATAAAATGAGTTATATTCATTTTCATCATAATTATTTGAAAACACCGCTTTGCTAACACCATAATAATCAAGTATCTTACTTTGAACGAAATCTAGTGTAGTTGATTCAACCACTTTTGGATCAGCTGTTAAAGGTACATATTCAGCTTTTGTATCCATAGGAACAATTGAACTATCACCTTCAGTAGCTTTTAAAATTGCTCTTTGAAATTCATCAAGTTGCTTCATTTTATCTGCTTCTTTTAGCATTCCATTTATCTTCAAGATACCTTTGATTTTAAATGATGTTTGAATTGCAGCATTTACTCCTTGAAGCAAGGCATCATTAGTTTTAACTGTCTTAAGCAATGCTTCATGGTCACCACTAGAATTAGATCCACCAAAAAAATCATTTTTATAATAGAACCTTCTTAAATGAATTACATTCTCAGTAGGTATTTCATAATTACTGCCATCTTCAAAGTAAAACTTGTAAGTATGGCTTCCATCATCGTACTCAATTGGCTCAATGATTATCGGATTAATCGGATACAAGCCTTTGAGTGTTAGATCACTTTTATCGTAAAGCGGATACACAAATGCATTATCATTAAGTAGCAATAACGAGACCACCTTGTACAAAAACTGGTAAGGAGTCATAAGCTCATTAGGTTTCCTTTTAAGGCAAAAGGTAATAGGTCCATTCTTCTCAGTTTGAATTCCATTTTCATCAACTTTAATATATCTACCTCTTAGCTTTGCACATTGTGAAGCTATCCTATCAATACAAATCATGACTACATCACTTTTGAGGACATTATCACCAAAAGGAATAAGTGGAACTTCTATTCCATGAACCATCTTAAAACCTGTAACAGGATTATTAGATTTATTTTTTCTTTTGAATATTCCCACAACTATTCCTCCTAACTTTGCATATTTTCATACTCTTTTATGTATCTATTCAAAACTGCATAAGCGATGATTAATGCAACTGCACCATCTATTCGTTTAAACCTTGAATTAACCTTACTTGGCTGTATGTTTCCATTGATATCTACTTTTGCTTGAGTATTAGCTAAGCACCATTTTAAGACTGGATTATTATCATAAATAACATCCTTATTTTTGATGTCAGCCTCTAGCTGTTTCATTGGTTCTGATAATGTATAAACACCTTGTCTTATCTTCTCTAAAGTAAAGCCAGCTTCTTCCATTTCATCAACCCAATATTGTGAATTCCATGGATCATAACCAACCCACAAAGGTCTTATTTTATAATCTCTAACAAGGTGTAAAAACCATTCTGTGACCTTTGAAAAGTCATTTTTACTTCCTTCAGTTAGTGTTATAAATCCTTTTCTAACCCAGATATCATAAGGAACGCTATCTTCTTCAATTCGCTTCTGTAAAACTTCACTTGGCATAAAGAAATGAGGAAGGACATACTTCTTACCATTTTTAACTACTACAATAACTGCAGCTGTTAAATCGGTTGTCGCAGATAAATCAACACCTGCAACTGCGTAGGTATCTCTTATTTCTTCGATATCAAATTTAGTTTCATTATTAAGCTCATCAAAGGTTAACCAAGTACCTGATTCAAGCTGTTTAATATTGAAATCTTTACATAGCATTGTAAGTCTAGTCGATAAATCATTTTTAGCTTTGTTCATAATATCTTCAAGGTAATGTACTGTCTTTACTTTACCAAGGGATGGATTTGATTTTTGCCATGATGATTTATCTGAATAGATTTCATTTTCACTATCCTGAGTATAAAGCCAAGGAAGCACACGCTCATCAGTAATTTCACTCTTTATCATCTTTCTACAATATTCGAGCTTTTTGTCTAAAAAACCACCGACTACATTACCTTCTGTTGTAATAATGAAAATCAGCGGTTCTTCTTTAGTTGATTGTGATTGTTTAATTGCATCATATACTTTTGAATCAGTCATTTGATGCACCTCATCAATACAGCCAACCTCTATGTTATATCCATCCAAGTTACGTGATTGACCAGATAATTTTTTAATCTTATTTTTGTTTCTTGGTGAATAAATATAGAATATATTTTTCTTGCTTCGATTAGCTTTTGAAAGAGCCTTTGACTGCTCTCTCATATTATTGATTTCTTCAAAAAGGATCGAAGCCTGATCATTTGTGTTCGAAGCACACACAATATCAACTCCACCTTTAGATAAGAAAAATTCAGCAAGGTCAATACCTGCAACAAACGTTGTCTTACCATTCTTTCTAGCAATCAGTAATATAACCTCATTAAATCTTCTTAATCCTGTATCTTTAAACTTAAATCCATAGGCAGTTTGAAGCATTGCTTTTTCCCATAGTTCAAGAATAAAAGGTTGGCCATTGAATGGTGACTTAGTATGTTTACAAAATGTCTCAATGAAATCAATTCTTATTTGTCCAGGCTTTTCATCATAGGTGTATCTAGGATTATCTAAATCTGCTATTAACCTATCTAAGATAACCCTTAGTTCATTTCCTATGATGATATTTCCTTTTTGAATTTCAGAATAATACTCTTTTAAATAATTCATGATTCATCATCTTCTATTACTGGTGGATCAACCTCTTCGTAGTTATTGATTGAATCTTCTTTACCTAAAATTAACAAATCCGATAAGTACGCTCCATCAATTTTCGATTTCCATACTTTACCTTTACTTGCTTTGTGTTCTTTATTTCCCATAATGTCCTCCTATGACAAAGTCCAATTCTTGTTGAGTGCAATAGCCTTCTCGGAATCGGATAGTTTCTTTAAATTTGTTTCACCAATAGCAAGTACTCTGCTATCCTTGCCAGTCCTATCACTTAGTGCAGTTAACATGTTAACGAGTGCCTGCTTAGTCAAGTCAACGCAAGCCACGAAGTTTGCGGATACGTCAAAGCCATTTTGGAGTTCGATCGTCCATAGATTCTTCATACTATAGAATGCCGTTTGTGGGATTATCGTTTTGATAGTGTTTGGAATCCAAAGATACTTTATTGTGCAATCCCTGAAGACATAGCCGTTTCCAGCAAATCTCTCCAAATGATCCGGAAGGTAAACCTCAGTAGCATTTACCGTGTTGAATGAGTTCGCATACATTGTCGTGATTTTGGAATTCACATCAAAACGTATCACCCTAACATTCGCACCCTTGAAGCAGTAATGTCCAAAGTCCGACAACGATGCTGGAAACAGCAAATCCAGTGTTGGTGCCTCTATCCTGCTAAATGCATAGATGTCGAGCATCTCAAGGCCTGATTCTCTTTCGAACGTTATCTTCTTTATCCCGCAGTTGTAGAACGTGTAGGAGCCAATCTTCTTGACATTTTTTCCAATCGTTATCTCACCATCAACCATTTTTCCGTTATAGAGGAAATAGTCACCTACTGATTCAATATAATCAGGAATAACAAGTTTTTTTAAATTCATTGAAATTAAATCTTTCTCTAAAATTTCCATACTTTGAATTTGTGATTGTTGTTCTTCAATCTTTTTCTCATTTTCACTTAAAATATTAATTTCCATTAAGCCATTACTTATTTCAGCTTCAATTGGAATCGTTGAAAACAAATAATCAAATGTATCTCTGGAATAGTTGACTGAATTTGTTGATGAGATAAATGAAATAAGCCACTTACCAGCTATGGAAGTAACATTAGAAGGAATAACAACTTCATTATTTGAAAGCCTCAATAGGACAGTTGATTTAGGATGATAGAATTTTAAATATTGATATCTTCCTTCGATCAAGTTTCCAATTTCACATTTAATTTTAGTGCAATTTCTATCACCTTTTGTTCCAACATGAAGTGGTAAGATAGATTTTGAAGTCATCGTACCATCATTATTTATTTTGCAGTAAATTGTATACATTATCTTTCCTCCACTTTCTTTAAGAACTCATCAAATGAATCATCACCATCATCTTCAGTTCCACCAAGTATGGTATTTAGTGTTTTTATGATATTTGAGTAAATAGAAATTGATTGAAGGTATGCTTTATAGGACAATGTGATTCTTGCATTACCTTTATTTGATAACTGCATGACACCATTTCTTCTTATTCCATTTTCAAGTGAGTCAAGTTCAATTTTTAAAAAAGCAGCTTTCTTTAAAAGCTCATCAACTAGATTAACCTTTGCTTCATCTGCATTTGCAAATAAACTTTTTAATCTTTCGTATTCTTTTATTGCTAACTCTTTCTTATCCATTTAGTATTCATCCTTTCTTCGAACGTTTGGCCTGTGTTGGCTTTTTATTACTTCTTCGAACAATTAACCAACAAGGACTAAAAAAGCCAACGTGGCCGTTTGTGAGGCTTTTGTTGGCAATCGTTTTTATTTATCTTCATCCATAATTGGAATTACATTAATAATTTTATCTTGTTCCTCTTTAGAAATTCCCATGCTTTCAAGGGCTTCTCTTGTTCCACAAGTAGGACATATCGGTGTAACATTATCCTTCCTTGAAATTGCTGGATGCCCTTTATAAGTCTTTTCACACAAAGGACAAGTTTTAATCAAGTTCTCTCTAGTTTCCATTTTTAAATACCTCCACTCCTACACTATAAATAAATGCTTCCATTAAAATTTCAATATCAAAACCAAAGTCGTTATAACCTTTAAGGCAAGTATCAAAATAATAATTGGTTGGACATCCAAGCTTTCTATCTTCATGCATGATGTAGATAATTCCTTCGACGTTGGCCTGTGTGCCGCTTTTATCTTTGAGTGGCACATTTACTCGCTTTCGATAATAAAACGCAGGGTAGCCCTCGTAAACGTCGAGTCTTGCCAAGTCACGCTCGCTTACCTCCCATACTCCTAAAGGAACTTGATGCCCTTTTGCTTTCTCAATAGTAAGGTATGAACCTGTTTTACTTCCTTTAAACATTAATCGGTAGCCATCGAGAACTGATGTTCCTACTACCACTGCATCAGGGCATCTCTTTTTCATTTGTTCAACATTAAGGTTTGAACCATAAGCTAAGTAATACATTTTTCCCATTGTTTTGACCTCCTAGATTGCAGCTTGATGAGCAGGTCTTAACCCACTTCTGAAGCTTGCATCTCCTCTTAAATTTTTCGTTAATATTTCTCTTGCTGTTTTGAATTCCTCGCCAATGAAGCCTAGTCTTAATAACCAAGTTCTCATTGCGTATTTAGGGTTTTCATTTTGTTGAGGTTTTGATGAAGCTCCGCTTACCTCTTTTGCCATTTGGCTTAAGGCTAAGCAGAATTGAATGTAGCTTTTTAATTGTCCTGCGTGAAGTCCATTTTGTTTTCCATCTTTTGGACTCTTGAATTCAAAGCATCTAAATTCAATTGTTCCTTTTGTGAATGTTGCATGGAAGTTTAGGATGTGGTAGCGGCTGCTAT